CTGGACATACAGGCTCGGACTCATCGTCGGGCGCAGCATGGCAATCAGGTCGATGTCGGGATAGTCGAACCCAGTGGTCAACATATTGGCGTTTGTCAGCGCGCGGAGTTTCCCGCACTTAAAGTCCGTCAAAATCCTGTCGCGCTCGGCCTTCGGTGTTGCGCCCGTCACGCAAGCTGCCGCGATTCCATATTGACCCAGCAACGCCGCGATAGCTTCGGCATGGTGAACGCCAGCGCAGAAAAACAACCACGCTTTGCGGTCGCCAGCCCGTGTGATGACCTCATCAACAACGGCTAGATTGTTATCTTCGGTATCAACCGCCGCCTGCAACTCGCTGTCGATAAACTCTCCGCCGCGTTTGTGGACGCCGCTAGTGTCAAAGGATGTTTGACACGGCTTGCTGCGAAGCGTTGAGAGATGCCCCTTATAGATCAGTTCCTCGATTGAGACCGGCTCGATCAGCGCATGAAACAGCGCGGGCGCGTCGGTGATTAGGCCATGCCCCAGCCGGTATGGCGTAGCCGTCAGGCCCACCACGCGCAGCGCCGGATTGATGGCGAGCAGATCGGCCAGCAGCACTCGATAGCCGCCCTCATCCTTGTGACTGACTAAATGGCATTCGTCTATGATGACGAGATCAACATGGCCGATCTGTGCCGCCTTTGTTCGCACCGATTGAATTCCGGCAAACGTGATTGGCTCGCCCAGCACCTTGCGGCCCAGCCCAGCGGAGTAAATGCCCATCGGTGCGTTAGGCCAGTGCTCTCGCATTTTGGCGGCATTCTGGCTGATAAGCTCTCGAACATGGGTCAACATCAAGACCCTTGTCTCGGGCCAGCTTTGAATGGCGTCTTTGCATAGCGCCGCAACGATGTGACTCTTGCCGCTGCCGGTGGGCAGCACCAGACATGGGTTGCCAGCGTTGCCAGCCGCAAACCATGCGTAAAGCTGATCGATGGTGCGTTGCTGATAGTCTCTCAACATCAGCCCACCACCTCCGCGTCAGGAAATACCAGTTTCATCGCCTCAACCTCATCGGTGCCGCAAACGTCCGGGTTCGCCAGTATCTCGCGGCTTTTGTAGCCGTTGGCTCCATTTTCGATCACCCGGTCGCCAATGCGCCACATAACGCTATGCCCGTCATCGCTGGGGATCATCGGCCACGGCACCAAATCGGGATGGATGATGTGATCGTCGCAGCCGGTATGCTGAAAATCGACCGGGATGTTATCGGCATCGTGCCGTTCGCATCGCCATGTTGAATCCGCCAGCGCGGTGCTGTGCGCGCAAGTGCGGCAGTTGGCCTGTTTAGTTGGCGCGGCTTTGTGGCAAAGGCTGTGGGCTGCGCAGAACCGGCACTGATACCAGCTAGGATCGGCGCTGAGAGGCTCCGGCATACGATCCGCTAGTGCGATGCGCTGGCCGCGCTCAACCGCTCTAATGGCAACGTCAGCGTCGTAGCGCACACGCTCAACATGGAGCCGGTCATCGTCTTTGCAAACCGCCACATAAAGCGCGCGGTCGATGTCGGTGCCGTGCATATATATCTGCATCTGGACGTAGTGCATCGGCTTGGATTTCTCGACGCCGTGCTTGACCATATCGTCAAAGGATTTCTTAGAGTGCGTCTTGAACTCCGCAACGTGGCGCTTCTTTGGCGCTTCTGGCACACCGCTTTCGATGATGCCATCAAGGCTACCGGAAACGTGGCTACCGAAACTCACCCGCGCTTGGCTTGATCGCACATCAATGCCGACATTTCGCAGATCGCGCACGATGATTTCTTCTTCGTTCTGGCCACGGCGGAACAGGCGCAGGATGCGACCTTCAAATTCTTCCACCACGGCCCAGCGGAAGTTCAGCCACAACCAGCGGTCGCAAGGGTGGCCAAGGGCGCTGCAACCCATGTGAGAGCGCGGTCGCTCGCTCTGCGCTTTATGGTATTGGTCGATCAGGTTTGTTATGGTATTCATCGGCTCGGGCAGTTTCATGCTCAGTCTCCCGTTGCTGCGGTTGAGGCATCCCCCCGGCCTAAGTCCCCAGTGGGCCGGGGGGAATACTCACTTACTTAGCCCAAGGCGGCTTGGCGCTTGCGCTGGCCGGTGTAGACGATGCTGCGGCAGCTTTCGGCATCGACGCCTTCGGCATTGCGGCCATTGACCCGCTGATTGCCTTCCAGCCGCCGACTTCGTTGCGGTCTTGCGTGTATCCAGCAGCAATGTCTTTGGCGCTTGCCTTCTTGATCTTGACCTTGATGCAGACCTGTCCGCCGATCAGTTCGTCCGAATCCTGCACCTTAGTCAGGCCGATAGCCCGCATCAGTTCGCCAAGCTGTTCACGGCCAATGCGCTCGGCTTCTGGATTCGGATTGCGGATGTTGAGGCTGGCGAAAATGACTCGCCCCTGCTGCGTTGGCCCGGTGATGTCATAACGGACATCAATTTTGGTGCCGGTGCCAGCTTTGGTATTGCCAACCTCGGCCTTGCTGATCGTCGCGTCATACCAGCCCTCGGGCAGCAGATCGTAGCTGCGGTCGGACTGCGGGAGATCGTCAGCGACGAAAGTTTCATCGAGAAATGCCATGTCAATTAATCCTTGTTGGTGATGGTGAAAGAAGGACGCCCCGGTGTGGCCGTGATTGCGTCAAGTAACGGTGTCGTAATTTCCGGCTTGGCTGCTTTCCAAGCGGCGGCGTTGATCTCCGGCTTCCACCGGAACAGGCTTGCAAGGTGTTCGCTTAGACCATTCTCCGCCGCCAATTCTTGCAACTTGTCAGCGTTGATCTTGCGATTGATGCGGCCTTCGATTTTAATCTTGTAGGTCTCCCAATCCATGTTGACGGTGCCATCAAGATTTTCCGGCACATTGAAAATCTTGACCATTGCGTCCTCCAGATCGCGCCGGGTCTTGATTGCGGCGGTTTCGATGGCCTTGGCGTTGAGCCACTGCTGATAGATTGAAGGTTTCATGCTGCGACCTTTCTATAACAAGGCTGAAGTCTGGCATGAGATTTAGTTGATTCGCTTCTGCCGAGACCGCAGATTTCAATTTTGCCCGCTTTTAGTGCGCTGCGAATGCGACCGCCTAGCGCCCCTCCCCATGCGTTATGATGGTGCGGATTGCCGCATCCGCCAAGTAAGGCAAAGATTCGGATTTCTTCGGCAATAAATGTGCGGCCATGAGGAACCATGTCTAAAAACCAGTTTATTTGCTCATATACAGCCTCTTTCCAGCAATCATCAGCCGCATCCATAACGCGCGAAATGCCATTCTCTTTTGCAACAATGCCAGCAGATAGATTAACCTGCATCATGCTGCACCGCCAATCTTGGCAATGATGGCACCGAGATCGGGCGCTTCCCAAGTCTCCAGTTTGCCGGAGCGGTCTTTAGCAAGCCATGCGCCGTCGCCGTCACACATCAAAGCGCGCTGGGTTGCGCCGTCTGCGTCACGCTCGACCCGAAGCGCCAGCACCTCATCAAAAAAGTAGGGCAGTCCCTGCGTCAACGACTTGCCGGGCATACCGGGATTGTAGAGTAACTTGCCCATTTCATCCTGTGACTTTTCCAGCTTGGCGCTCATGTAAACGTGCTTGCCGGGCAGATCGCGAAAGGCGCGGATGAGTTCCTGCATGGTGGTGTTAAGTTCACCATATGCAGCGCGACCATCTTTGTTCTTGCGCAGTTCGTGCTGCAACACGACCTCAGCCACTTCGCTGATGGAGTCGAGCGCCACGCTTTCGAAGTCCGTCGCTTCGGTCGATGACTTGCACCATGCGAACGCCTCCATGAGATCGTCCATGTCGGCGATTTCGATGTAGGGTAAGTTGGCGTCTTGAATCGAAAGCAACCCGCCCTCTGCCGACAGCACCACCGGGTTTGGCAGTGTGCGGATGAGGCTCGTCTTGCCAGCGCCAGCTTGCCCATAACAAAGCAGCTTCACGCCGTTGGCGGATAACCCGCCCGTCTTTTTTAGATTGATTGCCATTGAAGGCCCTCTCGCTTTAGCACCAGTCGGCCAATCCAGTCGGTGCGTGAAAATGTCTTTACAGCCCGATTGTGTGCTTGTAAAGCGTCAAATGTTCAAAAAAAGAAGGGACACATAAATGCTCAATCTAGATCAAATCCGAACTGCACTGGGTGATCGCAACGTCGAAAAGGTGTCGGAGCGTACCGGAATCCATCGCAACACCATTGCTGCGATTCGCACAGGGGCGAATGCCAACCCGACTTATGCGACGATGAAGTTGCTTTCTGACTATCTCGCTGGGCCAGCCGTTGATGCGCACTGAGACAATCGGCGCAGCAACGCTCTATCTTGGCGACTGCCGCGATGTGTTGCCGACGCTGGGGCCGGTCGATGCGGTGGTGACCGATCCGCCTTATGGGATTGGCATCACGCGCAGCAACCGGCTTGCCGTAAGTCGTGGCATGGGTGGTGGAACTTGGGACGATGAAACACCAGACTTATCATTTGTTCACGCGCTGACTGCGGTTGCG